AGCGAACAGGAACTTGCTCACAGCCCCGCCTCCACTTCGATCTCGCAGGTCATATCGGCGACGAACCCCTTGTGGTCGGGGTCCCATTCGGTGGTCATCTCGTAGGAGGCGGGGAACGCCTGCACGACCCGGCCGCCGAGCGACGGGTCAGCCCTGACCACACCGGCGACGGCCTGCCAGCAGGTCCAGCCGGCTTCCTGCACCGCCTGCGGGTCCTCCCCACCTTGGAAGGTGGAGATGAGGACCTCCAGGCGGTACCGCTCGTACAGCCAGCCCGCCCCGCCGGACCCGACCATCTGGTACGGCTGCGCCTGCTGGGTGATCTTCGTGCCGACGGCGATGATGCACGCCGGCTGGTAGGTCCCCGGCCGGGCGTAACACACCAGCGGCGGGTCGCCGAGCAGCGTCGCGGGCAGGTCGGGTGACCCCGGGACCTGCCCGACCAGGTACGCCACCACCCCGGGGGCCGTCGACGGCGGGGAACTCACGCGATGGCCTGCGTCCGGGCGTACTTGTGGAGCAGCATCTCCAGGCGGGGGAACAGGTTCAGCGGCCCGCCGGTCCACGCGTCGTCCTCAGCGCCCGCCCCGCCGAACGCCGGCCTGCCCGCGAGCTGCGTCTGCTGGTACAGCCCGCGAATGTCCTCAAGCACCGCGAGGCGCACCGCCGGCGGCACCGACGCCAGGCCGGCCGTGTAGGACACGATCACGTAGCCGAAGAAGCTGCCGAGCACCCCCGACCCGATCCGCCGGTAGACAACCCCCTGGTACAGGTCGGGAATGTCGTAGCCGAAGTTGTCGTAGTCGGCGCTGCCCAGCGGCTGCGATGTGAGGGTGCGGACCTGCGGGCCGACATATTCGGTGACGGACTGGATCGAGATCACCGGGGTGTTGAACAGCACGATGCGGTCGGCGCCCGCCGCCTCGTTGTGGACCTCCCCGGTGATCACGGTGGAGGTGATCGGGCCGGTGTCGTACTGCACCAGGTCCGACGCCGCGTCGAGGAACCCTTGCAGTTCCGCGTCGTGCGCCGTGTCCGTCGTGGGGATGTTGAGGTGCGCGTGGACGTCCGCGAGGGTCGCCAGCGGTGTCCCCGAGTACGGCAGCGGCACCGGAGGCTACTTCCGGGTGGCGCGGGGCGCCGCGGTCGTCTCCAGCCGCCGGGGCGCCGCGGTTTCCAGGGCGGCGAGCTCGGCGTCGATCTGCGCGACCCGCTCGGGCCGGTCGGCGGCGACGTGGCGGGCTCGCTCGGCGCGCAACGCGGCGACCTGGGGGGTTTCGGGCATGACGGCTCCGCTCGTTGTCGTTGGTTGCGGCGCCCGGACCCGAGGGGCTGGGTCCGGGCGCCGCACGTAACTTGCCCGCGGCCTAGAAGGTCGGGGCGACCGAACCCGTGCCGTTGATCACGGACACGCTGGAGGTGTAACGGCCCGGGATGGCCGCCGCGTAGGCGTACACCCGGAACAGCACACCCAGGCTGTCGGCGTAGGGCTCCATGAAGGTCTCGGCCTTCAGGTCCGACTCCCACAGCCGCAGGTCGTCGCGGAACCCGACCAGGATCGGGTCCTGGTTCGTGCCCGCCCCGAGGTTGGTCGGCAGGTTCGCGTCGGTGATGACGGGCAGCCCGCCGATCTCACCGGCAGCGCCCTCCACGACCGACGCCGCACCCGAACCGACCGAGTTGATCGCCGACCCGGAGGGGACGACGAGCGGCCGGTTCTGCGTGTCGGCGGACGCCAGCACCCACGACCAACGCCGGGGGTGCATCCAGACGACGGTCGCCGGCATGAACCGGGTGGTCTCGATCTTCTGCGCGGCGTTGAAGATCTGCGCGTACAACCCGCCCGCCCCGCCGACGGCAGGCGTCGCCTGCGTCCACGTCACGTTGTTCACCCCGGAGGCGGTGAAGTACGTGTAGACACCCTCGAGCTGCCCGGACGCGCCGGACCCGGAGATCGCCTGCAGGTCGAGCTGCTTGGCGTAGTCCGCGGCGAGGTCCCGAAGGATCACCTCGTCGAAGGGGATACCGGACTGCTCCAGCAGCTGCAGGGACACGACCTGCTTGCCGCCGATCGTGGAGATCCCCGACGACACCGAGCTGGAGGTGAGGTCGGTTTGGGACAGCGCCGAGTTCTGCGAGGTCTGCACCGCCGTCGTCGTCCCGGTCGCGACCTTCGGCAGGTTGATCGAGGACACGCCGCGGGGCAGCGGCTCCGGGTGCAGGCTGTCGGCGAACTTCCGCCCCGGACGGGCCAGCGCGATGAACTGGTCGATCAGCCACAGCGGCGGCGCGAACTCCCCGCCCGCCCCGGCGGTGGTCGTCAGAGCCCGCTTCTCAGCGGTCTGCCGGTCGTTGCGGATCAGCCGGTCGACCGCGGCGCGGTCGCCGTGCTGCCGGGCCAGGAACAGGTCCTTGAAGTAGGACTCGGGCCCGCCCCGCCGGTACACGTCCGGCTCGGACTTCACCCCGTCGGTCTGCGGGCCGACCATGCCGGTGACCCGGCGGATCTCCGCGGCGGCGGCCTCCCGCTTGTCGGCGGCGTCGAGCTCCCCGACGCGTTCGACGAGCGCAGCCCGCTCCTTCTCCGCGGCCGAGCGGGCCGCACCGTGGCGGTCGTAGTCCGCCTGCTCGGTGTCGGTCAGCCCGCGCTTCTCCGCGGCGGCGTTGTCGATGAGCGCACCGCGCTGCCCGCTGAGCTCCGAGATCTGGGTGTCGAGCTCCGCGATACGGCCCTCGACGACTTCCCGGGCGGTCGGCGCCCCGCCGGCGATGAGGTGGATGGGGCGGCCGTCACGGCGCCACCCGATCACCCGTGCTTTGCTGTCGCGCATGGCGACTCTCCTTAGGTGAGGGTTGGTTGCGTGCGCGTCAGCCCGGGTGGTGCGCCAGGTGGTGACCCGATGGCGGGTTCCGGCGTGGCGTCCGGCGCGTGGTTGCAGCGCGAAGTCCCGGCCGGCCATCGGGGCCGGTCGGGAAGATCAGAAGGGGTAGGTCAGGCGGTGCGGCGGTAGTGCCGCTCGGCTTCCGCGAGGCTCAGCAGAGCCAGGTAGCCGGCGGAACGCTCCCCGTCCCCGCCGTCGGCTTCCGCGGCGGTCTTGTCCTCACCCGGGTCGTCCGGGTTCGGCACACCCATCAGCCCGGCGAGGAGCGGCTGCGCCGCGTCGACGCTGCTGTCCGCCGACGCCACCAGGTCAAGCACCTGCGCCAGGGTGTCCATCGTCGCCGCGGACAACGACTTCCCCTCGCGTAGCTCCACCGCCATCCGGTGGATCTCGGCCGGGCGGCGGCCGCGGAACGCCCGCGCCAGGCCGACGGACGTCGCCGGGTTCGCCCCGAAGTTCACCGCCGACACATCACCGCGGTCCAAGTTCAGCTCGGTCAGCGACCGCTCGTCGTAGTCCGGGGACCACGCTTGGCGGACGACACGGAACGCGAACGACATCTGGTCCACATCGCCGTCCTCGACGGCCGTGACCAAATCCCGGGCGTCCCCCCGGCTGGTGTTCAGCGTCGCGACGGTGAGCAGGCCGGTGGAGTCCTCCGACAGCCGCAGCGTGCCGTTCTTCGACCGGGCCAACGTCAGGCCCTCATGGTTCGCCAGGTAGGCAACATCGGCGCCCTCGGCGATCGTTTTGGCGAACGCCCCCGCCCGCACCACCTCCGTGTAGGACCCGAACATGTCCCACATGTCGTACGGCGCCTCGGTGGTCGAGGCGTACCCGGACAGCTCCACCTTCGTGCCGGGCAGCGAACGCAGCTCGAAGCTCGCCGGGTAGGTGCGGACCTCCGGGCCGGCCGGAAGGGTGTCACGGGCCTTGAGGTCATGCGGCACTGGAGGCCCCTTCCTGCTGGTCTTCGGCGTCCGCGCCGGTCAGCGCGGCTGCAGCACCCGGGTCGGTCTTGATCGCCGGGAGGGCTTTCGCCCCACCGCCCGGGGTGATCGTCAACGGCACCATGTCGGCCTCCGCTTTCTGCTCATCCGTCATAGGCGGCAGGTCGAGCTCGGCGCGGATCTCGGTCGGCGTCTTGATCTTCCCGGCGAGGGTTTGGATGTGGACCTTCGCCTGCGTCTCCACATCGGTGCGGAGCAGCGCGGCCGTGTTGAACCGGACATACACCGGGTCGGCGAAACAGCCGAACAGGCTGTCTTCGAGCTTCTTCAGCCAATGCCCCAGCCCGTAGATGAGGAACTCCAGGCCGCGCTGCTCCACGTTCGCGTAGGTGTTGCTGTTACCGGAGGTGCCGCCGACCATCTCCGGGGGCACCCCGAAGAACCGGGCGATCTGCGCGACGGAGAACGTCTGGGTGGCGAGGAACTGCGCCTCGTCGGGGGTGATCTGGATGGAGTGGTAGCCCAGCCCGGCGCCCATCACGACGGGTTCCCGCCGCGACGACGCGGCGAGGAACTTCTCCTTGATCGTGCGGGACTGCTGCTGGTCCAAATCCTGGTCGGAGGTGATGATCGCCTTCGGGATGCCGCCGCCGGCGAAATAGTCCGTGGCGAACGTCCGGGCGTAAATGTCGACACCCATCGTCGCCGCCGCATATTTGATGGGCGACATGCCGATCTTGCTACCCGGCATCGTCATGCCGCGGGCGTGCCAAATCTTGTTCGGGTCGACCTGCAGGCCGCCGACGTGGTAGGTGAGCGACCCGGTCGCCGGGTCGACGTTCACCCGCACCTTGTCGGGGTCGAGGAGCTCGATCTGCGTCGGCCGGCCCGCGGTGTCCCGCTGCGACACCATGCCGTAGGTGTTGCCCCGGAGGAGCAGCGACAGCATCACCGACCCGAGCCACTCCGACTGCGTCATGCCCTGTGACGGTTCCGCGAGCAGAGGCGGGTTCGGCAGCTTCTCCGGTACGCCGCCGGTGCGGCGGTAGGCCTCGAGCGGCAGCATCGCGACGGCGTTCGCGAGCAGGGTGACGCACGCCCACACCGTCGGGATCGTCAGCGCCGTGTCCGGGTCCGACCCGGCCGTGACACGGCCGTACACGTCGGCGCCGGGGAACGGCGGGATCACCGGCTCCGGGAATGTCATTCCCGACCGGCGGCTCGACCCGAACAGCGCACCCAAGGCAGGTCCCCGCTCTTCTAGGTGAGTCGGTCGGCGAACAGCAGCACCCCGGCGGCGATCAGCGCCGCGGGTAGACCGGCGATCAGGCCGATGCCGGTGGTGAGCAGGCAGGCGGCGGCCGCCGCCTCAAGGAACTGCGGCGCGACGCCGGGCAGGTGGAGCAGCGCCCGCAGGCGCCGCAACCGGCTAGTGGTGGTGGCGATGGTGGGCGCCGTGCGCGTGGTGGCCGCGGTGCGCGACCACATGGTGGTGCCCCTTGTGGCCGTGGACGTGATGATGCCCGCCGTGATGCTTCTTGCCGTGGCTGTGGTGAACGACACCCTTGTGCCCGGCGTGGTGCCCGTGGTGATGCCCGTGCGCCATCTACAGCCTCCCGTTCACCACACGAATACCGGCTTCGGCGCCGACGCGGCACCCTGCGCCCACGCCGCCAACGTCACCGCGACGAGCGGGCTGATATCCACATCGGGGGAACGCCGCGCCCAGCCCCACGCCTCACCGATAGGCCGTTTCTTCGCCCCTCCGACAGCCGCATCCAGACCCGGCTGCCCCAAATGCCGCATCGAGGCGGCGCCGACCTCGTCGAACAGCGCCCCGCACGCCTGCGCGTACTCCCGGCCCGACACCAGCAGCAAAGGCACCCCGGCGGCCTGCAACCCGGGGATCAGCGACCCCGCCGGACCCCCAGGGTCGACCGCGACAGTCACCACCTGGTGCCTCGCGACCATCCCGGCGGCCCGCCGCACCATCCAGTCCGTCCCCGCGCCCGCCGCGGCGACCTCCCGGTGCCCCAGCCCGTCCTCCCGGACGCCGGCGACCGCGATAGCGCCCGCCTGCCGGTCCGGTGTCACATCCAACGCGGCGAACACCGGCCCGACGATCTGCGAACCCGGGTCCGCGAGCAAAGCCCACGCCGCCGGGTCCAACACCCCGCCCTCCGAGCGGGTCTCCCACACCCCCAGGCGTTCCCGGGCGAACGCCACATCGGGCATCGCCGCCCGTTCCCGGGCCACGAACTCGGTGGTGATACGCCGGCCCAACGCCGGGTTCGCCTGCGCCCAGCAGGCAGGGTCATCCGGGTCCGCACCATCCGGCACAGACCACTCGAAATACGCCAACGCCCCCGGATCGTCCGACAGGCCCCGGGCGCGCACCGCCGCGAGCTGCGCCGAGTCCAACATGCCCGCCGACGACGCGTACCACAACTGCGGGTTCGGCCGGGCCGACAACGTCGGCAACAACGCCGACATGGCACGGTCGTCCAGGTTGTACGCCTCGTCCAAGATCACGCAGTCGCCGGTGAACCCCCGGCCCGACCCCGTCGAACGGGCCACGAACCGCAACCGCTGCCCGCTCCGCAGCTCGATGCCTTCCTCGCCGTGCGCCCGGGTCACCCGCTTCACCTGCGCGTCCAAATCCGGGGTGTTCTGCACCAAAGCGAGGACCCGGCGGAACGCCTCCATCGCCGTTTTCAGCTCATGCGCGCTGTGCAAGATCAGCTGCTCGCCGAGCAGGAACAGGCCGGCGAGCTCCCGGGCTTCCAACACGGACCCCTTGCCGTTCTGACGCGGCACCACCACCGCTACCTCAAACGCCGCCCAGTTCCCGTCACCAGCCCGCTCACCCAGCCCATGCTCCAAAACGAGCGCCTGCCACGGGTCCAACACCAGCCCGGCGTGCGCCGCCAACTCCACAGCCTCAACACCCGACGACGCCACATGCCCAGGCACCGCCAACACCCGCGGCGACTGGCAGCCCTCAACCCCGACGGGCCGCACGTCGAGCAGCGAGCTGACCAACCGGAGTCGCCTCCTTCACAGCCCGAGGCATCTCCGCGACCACCGCCAACGTCTCCCGCAACTCCTTCGCGACCATCGCCGACGGCCGGGCATCCATCTGCCGCGCCAACGCCACCGCCAACGCCGCCACCCCACACACCCGCAACGCCGGCTCCAACCCCGCCAAGTCACGCCGCGCCGCACGCTCCACAGGACCCGCCGCAGCACGCCCAGCAGCCACCGCAGCCCCCGCCCTATACGTAGGAGGGAAAAAAGTTGCGTCGACGCGTGCCT